GTGCAGCGTTAAGCCATAACCATACTTAGCGGACATACAGTAAGTAGCCTCGCCCCTGTCGTCGCCATCTTTCTTCATGCTCAGCATTTTCATGTTAGTACAAGCCTAAGATCAGAGTGGCCGTTGTACCGGTAGCTAAGATGCGTTTAACTCTTAAGTTGATAACGAAACCAATCGCATTAGCTGGTACAGTTATAGTCACGGCATTACCGCTAGTCATGATTAAACTAATCGTGCCAGCACCACCGGCATAGATAGCTCTAGTAGCGCCTTGTGTGAAATCAGTTGAGTCATTCGGAACAACCGCATAAGCATCCGAATAACTGGTATACATGTCATTGGATGACGCTAGGGTATTAGGATATTGAGCCATTAGATTGTTCCCGCTGGGTACAAGGCAAAGATGCCAGTCGCAGTCGTTGAGGTCGCCGCGATAATAGAGGCGTTAATCTTAACAATCTGGCCTGCTACTAAGCCTGTTAATAAGAACGTGCCGCCTGATGCCAAAGTACCCGCGACGTTACCGGCGCCTGTGACAGCAATACCAGTACAAGGGCCACTGACTAAAGCCGTCGCATCAGTCGCAGTCGTTGGGACGCCCTCTAATTCGGTATATTCTTTAGCGCCGACGGTATAGCCTAGCGTTGAAAATAGTTGTCTAGCCATTTTGTTGTTGTCCTTGCATTTTGGACAGCATGTCGCCAGTGGCTGTACCGGGTTGAGTTGAAGTTTGTCCTAGATTCTTGGCGGCTTGTGACATTTCCATCAGCTGTGCTTGCTTTTGCTGTTGAGCTTGAGCCTGTGCGCGTTGTTGACGTATTAGGCCAGCTTGCTCACCACTGATGATCAGTTCGGGGTCAATACCTAGCTTATCTGAGTACACATCCGCCCAGTGATCAGGATCAAACTTATCCAGAACATCAGGGCGTAAGGTGGCAATCTGTCCCATGCTTGATACAAATCTATCGATGCCATTGACTGATACCGCCTTTTGAGCCTGAGCCAACATAGATACATACTCGATATTAAGATCATGGCCGGCTAATTCTTCAGGCGGTGGCGGCAACATGCCCGCAGTTAGTAGGCGCTCGAATACTGTTTCTATCAGTGGATCAAGTAGCTCATTATTAAGGCGCTCAACCACTGGTCCTAACATCAGCATCTTTTCTTCATTACGCGCAGCCACTTCAGTTGCGGTCATGCGCGTATCTTGCTGACTGATGGCCATGAAAATATCAGAGAAGAACGCCCCATTAATACGGGTACGCACATCTTGAATATCCATAAGCAAGGTTTGCAGATTGAGATTGACTTCGAAGGCGGTCTTGACACCTTGAGTGCCAGACGAGGCGTCGTAATAAGAGATACCGCCGGGGAATAACTCGATCTCTCTATTCTTCATGCTCGATGGCACTTGAATAGGGGGATTGGCTTGATAGTCGATAGCTTGAGACTTGCGAAATTGCTGTGCTTGTAATTGTTTGATATCGCCTAGCGCTTCCATACCTGGTGAAACGCCATAGATGTCGCCCCCGACTGTAGTCCAGCGAGGTGATACACAAGGGAAGGTCTGATAGCCTGATTCACGTAGAACCTTCTTATCACCCGCATTACGTTCGAAGTACACCGACTTAAACGGCATATTGAGATTATCTTTTTTACTCTGATCTCGATCGGCTCTTGGCTCAATAGCATGAATCAATGTCACCCACTGATCGAGACTGCCCCGCTGATAAGCTGACTTCACGATAGATGAGCAGTTCTCTAAGCCAAACTCACCAACGATCTCAGCGACCGTTTTGTCAAACTCTCTGTATAAAGTATTAACCTCACCCTTCCAATTAGTCGTGATGGCATACTCACCAATAGTGAACGCGTGTAAGTGGATGACGTTATTGAAGTCTTCAGCGATCAATGCAGAGGCCGTACCAAATGCGCCCAGCTCTTCATACATGGAGTGTAAGACGCGATAGCAGTTTGACTTAGCCAGCACATCACTAACTTGATCGGATACCGCATTGAGCCAGACTTTAACTGGTTGAGACTCCATCAAGTCTGTATCGGTAACCGATAACCTAAACCAAGGCCGTGAGGGTGAGGTCATGCCTGACATCATGCCAGCCGCTAAGACTCTAAGCGCCCTAGTCCCGGTTGAGTCGTAAATAGTATTGTGGCGTTTAAAGCCCTTGTTTCTATCGCCTATGAAATAGCGGCCATTGACCGGTAGTAAGTTACGACTCACATCCGACCACTGCTGTAGCCAAGTTGAACGCTCCATCTTTAGAGCGTTCCAGCGGCTATTAAGTAGCTTGATTTCTTCTGACACTTATGCGCCTAGCAAAGTCTTCTTAGCCAGCGTGCTAGCAGCAACTGGATCACCTTGGCCACCGGTTAATAGCGTCGTGGTGACGCCTCCGCCACCTTGCGCTACGTTCTGAGTGCCTGTATCGGCCACAACTGCCTTTACATCAGGCGCATGAGCTAATTGAGGTGGGGGTGGTGGTGGTGCGGGTGCGGGTATGCTGGGAACTGATGAACACATAATGGACTCTCACTTTTAAAGTTAATGAGAGTCTACCGCCTCAATGTCATATCATCCACACGGCCTATTTATGCAAGCGCTCACTAAAGCGAGTGCGCTCTTTGATGATGTCTCTAATGGTAGACTTTGAGCAGTCGAACTTGTCGGCCAATTGTTGATAGCTGAATGCGCCAGTATCGTAAGCCGCCCTAATGGTTGCGCAGTCATCATCTGATAAGGTTGTCTTGGGGTGCTCCTCGCCACACACTTTTCCAGCACCTCGCCCTCTATTTAGCATCAGCCAGTCAGGCAGATTAACCACCGTCCAAGCGACGACCTGCATATCAGGGGTAAATACGCCAATGACTGACTCGCCAGACTCCATCAGCATCAAACATGGATAAGACAAGGGAACTGCACAGTGTGACGCTCTGAGCCATTTAATCATATTATCTCGCAAAGGGATCATGGCCACGCATAGCATCGGTGCGCGGTCTGTTGTTTTGGATGGCATGCTTAGGTGATACCGGATAAGCAAAGGTTAGGATCAGGGCGTCAAACTTGTCAGGACTGCGACCAATGGCTTCCTTAATATCGTCCTTAGCGCATAACCTAAATTTATCGCCTTGAAAAGTGTAGGTCATAGCGCAGAGTTCTTCTTTAAGCTCAAGATCGTCTGGCAAATTACCGCCTGATGTCACCCACTTTGATAGCTCAAAGGCCATTTCAGAGCGCTTGTTAAAATAGCGGCTATCTGTCGCCTTGCCACCAAACTGCACGCCGACAGGATCTTTATTGATTTGCCTAAGGGCATCAATCACCCCAGCCCCATAGCCGCCGGTCTCATCAACAAAACACGCATCGGCCTCATGCTTATCTATTTCCTGACTCACTTGGGTAGCCACGAGCATAGTATCTGGTATTTTCATCAGTCGAATCGGAAAGGCCACCATGCCTTTACGTCTAGCAATAGCGCTAGAGTCATCGCCTTGTCTTGCCACATCAACCCCTAATATTGTCGCGGCATGATCTTGTGAATTTAGCGGTGCTATTCTAGCCATTGAAGCTTCTACATCATCCATACCAAACAGCGCATTAGCTGAGGTAGAAGGGAAGACGCCACGCACCCGTACCCGCACAAAGTCATGATCTTCACCATAATCATCAATCCACTTTTGAATCTGCGTCTTGTTACTAATCTTCACGGTACGGCTATCGATTTGTTTAGTCGTCCAGCGGTGCTTGAACTTACCAAAGCACTCACGAAAGCGCCCTATATTCTGGGTAGGGTTACCAAAGCAACACCAAATGATTTCAGTATTAGAGTCGGTCAAAGCCCCTTCAGACACTTCCCAGATCAAATCAGAAATAGCACTAGCCTCGTCATAAATCAGCAAAATGCGCTTACCTAGATTGTGCATCCCGGCAAAGGCTTCTGTGTTAGCCTCAGACCACGCCACCATATCAATGCGCCAAGTCTTTTCATGAGCAGGATCTTTAGCAAACAATGCGGTCGCAGTCATCTTAAACCAGTGCGCGGTAATACAGAGTCTATGCCACTTGGCCAACTCCGCCCACGTTTTAGTTTTAAGCTGATTCTCTGTATTAGCTGTCACCACGCCCTTGCAATCTTCACAGGTAGACATTGCCCATTCGATTAACCAAGCGACTAAGGCAGACTTACCGATACCATGACCTGATGCCACCGCTATCTGTATCGCCTCAGTTGCCGAGATACCGGCGCGAAGTTGCTGAGCAATTTCCGTTAATATTTCTCGCTGCCAACTATCAGGGCCATTGGGAAACTCAACTAGAGGGCCAACACCCCACTCAAAGGCAAACAGCACAAAGCCCAACGGGTCATGAGTAAAGGTAGCAATCTTATTGATCAGCTCAGTTTCTAAATCAACCCGCATCTTTTTCCCGCTCCCTAGCCCGTTGCAGTCTATCGGCAATGGTATCGGTTAACTTAACCTCAACCTTATCAACAAACAACTGCATATGCCGGCCTTGCAGTTCACTAGCCTTCAAGGCCGCCGAATGATTATTCATCGTTTGCGCACCTAACGGTTTAATGGCATCTAATCTCACTAGCTCAATGTCCGTCATGACCTTAGTAGCCGTCAGCTTTAAGTGACTCGCCCGTTCTATCATAGCCAAGCTAATGGCTTGTTTTATAGCCGGTTTAGTTAAGTTTTCACAGCCAATTACCCTTGCCGTCTTGGCTGAATAGCCCGACCGAATCGCCGCTTGAGTCGCATTCAAGTCCATCAAGTATTCTCTAAAGAACATTGCCTGTTTATTGGTTAAAAACCGCTCTGCATAAGACTGGGTACATACTGAAGAGCACCATAATAAGGTTGCCAGCTTGCCTTTGTGCAGGGTAGGCTCAACATCTTGACCACATACCGTACAAATGCCCTCGCCGAAGATTTCTTTTTGAATAGGCTCGCCCATTTCATTAGCCAACACGATCATCCTCCTTATAAGATGGCCAGGATGTCGTAAACGAAATATTATTATTTTTAAACATTTCCAAACAAAACGGCTGAGCTAGCTGATAAAGCTCTAGTATTGAATACTCATCGTGTGTAGCGCCTGCTTCAAGAAGAGAGTCTTCTATCGTAGCCGCCATAACGAGCATTAAATCGTCTAATGTTTCAGGCCTTGACCCAGTGGGTCTAAGAATTAAATGACGTTGACTTATGCTCTCATTCTCTTCGTAACTTTGAGATGGATCATTAACTAGATTATCTGCCTTAGCTTTAGTATGGATAATCGAGCTAAGTAGTTGTTCTATTAAATTGGCTACACTGTCTTGTTTGCTACTCATGCTTAACTCCTAAATTGATTTATAAAATAGACTGCGAATACAATTGTGCAAACTTCATTTTTTCACCTTATCCGAATGTAACCGCAAAGCCTGACTAACCACGCCCGACTCAATAACTTCACCACTGGCCAACTCAACCACCATACCCGCAGGCTTACCAAACGCACTGGCCATTGCTAATAACCATTCAGCCACATCAGGTGCTTGGTCTTTAATCCTTTCCCATTGCTGGCGCTTTTTATCCATAATCTTACTCATTTTTACACTGTGCAAGGTGTGTAACGCAGTGTGCAGGGTTAAAAAACTAATAACTACTTGATTACTAAAGCATGTGCAGGGTGTGCAGGGTGTGCAGGGTACATAACTTACTTGAAAATTTAAAAACAGTCGTCGCGCATGCGTGCGCACACGGGCGAGTGACTTAAACCCTGCACGCCCTGCACAGGCCACGCCGTGCATGGTTTTAACCCCTGCACATCGACCCTGCACACCCTGCACACCCTGCACATCAATTGCTGGCATTACGCCCCCTATACATACCTAAAAGCCCCGTGAATTCATCAACATATGCGCCTAACCAGCCACTTTCCGTCTTACCATCAGGCGCAGAGCCCCAGCCCTCAGGGAAGATAAAGGTCTTTGGATAAATTACAGATGAACATTTAGATACATACCGACAACGCTTACGCGTGCAATGCAGGCGCTTTAACATCATATCGACCATCTTCACCAAGCTTCCCGGCTTAACACCTTGCTTACCGCACCAGACCTTATACAATTCGTAAAAATCTTCACTCAACACCGGCATTACCGTAAAGCCATCAATATGCCCCGCCTCCCACTGCTCATAAAACCGGTTAATCGTATCTTTTGACAGATCAATCAAATCCTGCTTCGCGCCGGTCATCGGTGGCGGCGTATGCTCGTTAAAATCCCCCAGGTCCAGCTGTAACAAATACTCATGAAACGCCGCTACCCCGCCGTTTTGCAGCTCGACGGCTACCGTTTTATAAAAACTAGCCGTCAATTTTTCAGGCGTCCAGATCACTGCGTGACGCCTGTCATCTTCTTCAAGCACCACCGGCATACGCTCATTCGACAAAAACACCAAATTAACGTGATTACGTTCCTCATAAGCCATCAGGTTCTTGGGGTTAATTCGTATCCAATCGCCGGTAATAAATGACTTCAGCTTGTTTTTAACATGATACAAATCCGACCGCGCCACGACCTCATCCGCAATTAAAAATAACTTTTTGGAAGCCCAATCGTTAAACTTGTCCTCAATTGCGTCCTGCCCGATAATCCGGCCATAACAACCATAGATTTCTAGCACCGCCTCAAAGATCAGATTCTTACCCGTCCCTTGTGGCCCATGTACCACCACTGCCGTTTTCAGCTTAGCGCCAGGATGTTGGATCGGATAAGCCAACCACTTAATCAACCACTCAAACAACACTTGAGCAGTATCCGATTCCTCATTGCCACACATATACTTAACCAAGCGCAACAACTGACTACAGTCCCCCTTGATCGGCACCGTGGGCCAACCGTCCCACAAGTTGCAGGTGATCTTGCTGTCCTTGCAGGCAGGATCAAAACCGACATTATCAATGCCCACGATTTTACGACACGACGACGATTGCCATTGCTTGGCATAATCCCTAGAGATACAAGCATCAATCATGTCCGATTGTTTCAGCATAATCCGCTTTGCAAAATCGAATACCGTCCCGCCATGCCCATAAATCAGCGCGTACCGCTCCAACAACTCAGCCGCACTGGAGATTGGCACAAATTCAGGCGGCAAAGTCTCAACTGGTCTTTCGGCAGCCAACAGCGGTTTGGCTTTGGCGCGGATATACTCAGCCAATGCCTCAGCGCTTAAGCCCTCATCAATCGCATCCGCAATATCCCAACCACTGACCCGCTCACCCGGCTTGGGTATCACCATCATCCACACCCGACAACCCAAGCCCACTAACTTGTCGGCAATCTGGGTAGCCGCTTTGACACCCGGCTGATCAACCTCGGGTAGCAACGCCCCAGCCTTATCTTTTTGCGCATCACAATCCGGCCAGATAATCACCTTGCGACCGGCCAACGGTGACCAATCAATCTTGCTCACCGCCTTACTGCCACCCGGCCACGTTAAACACGCCAGCTCGGGTAACTGATCAGCGGCAGCATCCGCACACTTCTCACCTTCGGTAATTAATACCGTAGCATCCGGCTTGGTAGCCAAACGATCCAGACCGTACAAATAGCGCGGCTCTTTAAAGCCCATCCAACGCCATTCTTCTTTGCCGGTTTCGCTATTTTTTCCCCACGTCAACGGCAATACTTCCTTGCCGCCGCTAGACGTTTTAAACCGGAACATATAACCCAACGCCCTACCGGAAAAATCTCGGTAGATCCAGATCGCCTCAGGCAGCCCTCGCACTAAATGCGCATTGGGTGGCGCAGGCGCATCCATAGGAGGGACTATCGGTAACCATTTAGGTTGCGCTTTCTTAGTAACCACCACGGGCTTATCAAGACCCAGCATCGCGCTTAGCTCTTTACCGGCAGCGCCTTGATCATTGTTATGAAAGAGATAAGCATACAAAGACACCGGATCAGAACCGCTATCACCACAAGCAAAATCCGACCAAATGCCTTTATGCAAATTAATCGAAAACGAACCGGCGTGACCATCGTTACGCGTAGGATTGATCGACGCATATTCAGCCCCCGACCGCTTACCATCCGGCAACCATTGTCGACAATAGGACTCAAAGCTACCTAGCAGTACCGAATTGAGTGCCTCGAAATTGATTTTATTACGCATCATTTTATTATTATTAGGCCAGTTAAAAAGAGCCCCGGTAATTACTCCGGGACTATCGAGTAAACTTTTATATAAGTAAAACTACTTATCCGACTTAGCCGGATTACTACCCGCTACTCTTAGGATTAAAGTAGCCTCATGGTGTCGTTGATTAGCCCACTCACTCAGAATGAAGCGCACTAATTCAGTGCGACATTCGCCGGTAGCTGCACATTGGCCGTCTAAGACATCAATAATAAAGCGCGGCATCTCAGCCCTAAGTTCTACCGTTTCCCTAGCCATGATCCACCCCTATAAAAATTAAAAAATACCCGTATGTTAAAATCAAAACCCTCACATCCATCAACCAACACACAGGTAAAACTTATGAATAATGAGCAACTCGTAAAACTGCCACCGGTAGCCGTTTGTACGGTATGCAGCAACTATACCCATCGTATAGAACTGGCAAATGAGCAATGCCATGAGCGATACGCAAAAAACCGGTGTAAAGGCGTTTACCAAAGCGCAATAAGCGTTGGTGACTGGGCAACCTGTCCGTCATGCCATAGCATCGGTTGTGAGGCCTGCCAGCGTAGCGGTTTCGTATTCGTCCGTAAGCGACAACAAGGCACGTCTAAGATCGGCGGGCGACCCGACGATAAAGTCAACGCGGCCATCATGAATGCGTACATTAAGGGCGGTGCCATACAGCACATGCAGCCGGTCATTTTGCAGCACCAGACTAAGGTCACCGGCTGGATCGCACCGCGTCCAGGCCGTCATGTCACCGGCATTGCGGATCATTTTAAAAACGGAGGGGTTATCTTGTGCCATGGTTATTTTCCAAAGATGTCGGGGCGGATTTCTTCGCGAGGATATAAAGAATCCATCATTTCTGTGTCGCTAAATCCATAAGTATCTTGCATAGGTCTAACTCGTTCAGGTCTTGGGATCTTGTTGCCGTTAACCCAATCTGAAAATGTAGAGTCAGCTACGCCCACAGCTTTTGACGCTTTTAATTGCGTAATGTGAATTTCTTTTAGCTTTAGGAATATGTTCATGTTTAGATTATCCACTGATAAGGGATTTAATGCAACTATCAATTGTGGATTCGATAAAGAATATAATCCACTGATGGAATATTTAGATTATGCAAAGCGATTAAAGGGATTACAGATTGATAAAGGGATAAAAACTCAGATAG